TTGGATTGGTAATCCCATAATTTACTCCATATTGTATTTAACCATTTCCACCAAAAAGGTTTGCTAACCTACCTAGTCTACTATCACTTCTTGTCAACCTATCTGCAAATTTCTGTGCAGTTTTGTTGTATCTTCCAAGTGTTCCTAGTGCATCAGCAAAACCTCTTAATGCTCTTCTTCCTTTATTTAGTGCAGACAACTTAGGTGCTGCTTTATATTCCGAAGTCCAATTCCTAAAACTTATAGTACATGAGAATTTCATAATCCCACTTTCACCTTGACTCATTTCTTGAGGTGCAAATGCAGATGGATATGCTTCATTTAATGTATATGTCAGTGCTTCTTTATCGTTATGTCTTAATTGTGCTATGTTAACTGTTCCCGAGTAGTCATCTAAGTATGCAAATATAGGATGGGTTGTAGTACCTTCTTGTAATCCTGCATTCTCATAGATAATACTATTCCATGATTCAATCAAAAATCTATCCTCAAATGATGAATCACATAAGAAGGTCAACTCTATAGTTCCACCATCTTCTAATATCTCTCCAGTCACCATATTACGTCTTACACCATATTCAGACCATGGATTGGTTGTTAATTGTCTGCCTGGCAATGAACAACTTTCTACTCGTATACCCTCTAAGGAGAAACCGAGTTTGGGACAATGAATATAACAGAGAATCTATTGCTTCTTGCACCTTGGTCAAAGTTGAATTTGAATTTGTCTATTGATGTTCCCATTAAAATTGTTTCCTACTGTCTTTATAAACTGTTAACGTATTTGTACCCTTTCCAAATCTTGCACTTGGTAATTGTGAAACCAAACTCCAATGTACTGGTTGAACTCTTTCTAGTTGTCCGTCAATATGGGTTGTTAGGTATCTTTTTACACAAGGTTTCCCATACCTGAACCTCGATACTTTCCTGATTAAACCATACGATAATTTAAATCGTGTTTCGCCATCTAATTCAGTATCACTAATTAGGGAGAAGAGTTCTTCCAATAGTATTGCCCTATACTTGGGTGCAATGTAATGTAAGTTCAGCCCTATAAAACCATTGTTAGTAAAATCCATTGGAATCACTAAAGGAAATCTATCGTAATACGGTAGAACATCTTTATACAATGCATCATATACAAACATATACATGTGTCCTATGATATCATCCCTTACATTATCAGTTTCAGTTTCTTCTCTAAGTAAGTTTATGTTCTTTAACTTAGACCTACTCATCTTCTGAAGTGTGTTCTTAAACCATTCTATTCCTTCTTTAGAATTGGACTCTATGTCTGCAGGCTTAGATAATAATACGTCAGTAAAGATTCCCATACAATCTATTTATGTCTTTAGGTCAAATCGTCTTCAGTTAATATACGAAATTTATACTTTCTATCTTTGCAATATTGTTCTGCTGCTTTGAACTTTGCTTCATTGACTGCATAAGTGGTAATCTCATTTAGATACTTCTTAGTTTTTCTTTGTTGGGGTTTGGGTGGCATTGTCTGTCTTTTGGGTTTGACTTCGATTATCTCTCTCATAATCTTTCCCGTTGCACTTTTATACCTGATATAAAAATCAGGAAAGTATCTATGTACTCTTTTATCGAGTGGTGATACGTATGGAATCACATATTCTTCACTACTCCATTCTAAGATTGCTGGAGACTTATCACAATATATCATGAAGTTTCTTTCCCATGATGACCTGTAAAAGATTTTTGTAGAATCTCCTTTGTACTTTTTATAGTTCTTCGGTTTGAACCTACCCTTATGTTGCATAAATAGAAGTGTACATAATTAATTTAATACTATTTATAGAGATTCTCAATGGCATCTATCGACAAACTAATTTCAAAAATCAATAAGGCAAAGTCTGCAATCAATTCCTTCAAGGGCATTGCAAGTAAGTTTAGTAGCAGAAACTTTACCTCTGCATTAGACCAACTTGGAGAAAATGCAGAAAAGGCAAAACGACAATTAGAGAGTCGAAGAAAAACACTTGAAGCAAGTGTTGCAGGAAACAAAGCAAAATATAAATTAGACCATCCTGATGTCAACAGAGGATTAGAAGAGTTAAGGTATCCATTGAAAGATGACTTGGATAACTATATCGTTTTCTCAACAAGACTTAGAGCAAAACGAGAAGGAACTAATGCTCAAAATATATACGGTGATACTGGAGTAGAAATTGCATTGTATGTTCCTGATGGGTTATCATCAACATCACAAGTTTCTTTTAGTGGACAGGACTTTGGTTTTGGTTCTAGAACAATCAATGAGATAAGAGAAGCAGAAGGTTTCGGTGAGACCATTGGAGAAACAGGTGAAGCAATTAAAGCCATGGGTAATAAGGCACTAAATGCATTAGGAAATAAATTAACTGGTGGTATAGGAAACCTTAGAGATGGTAGAGCAGTCAATCCTATGCAAGAACAAACACTAGAAGGTATTTCATTTAGAAGTTTTGCATTTGAATACGAGTTCTGGCCGAAGAGTCAAGAAGAAGCAGACGAGATTAATAAAATCATGTATGCATTTAGAACTGCTATGTTGCCTGATACATTTGGTTCTAGTGATGAGAATGATGTGGAGAACTACTTTAACTATCCAAACATATTTGATGTAGAATTTGAAGGGCCGATACGAAATGTCTTAGATGGATTTTTACCTATGGTGTGTACCAAGTGTGATGTAGACCATTTCAATGGACAAAAGTTTGCAGTCTTTGAGGGTGGACAACCTATCTCTTCTAAAATGTCATTAGAGTTTGTAGAAATCAAAATACTATCTCAAGAAAATTATCAACAAATTTCTCCATTAGGGGACAAATCAATTAAAGGAATGCCAAGTATTGTTGATGATTATTCTAATGAAGCAGATGTAGTAGAACCTAAAGTTGGTGGTGGGAGAGGATAATGTCAAATAAATATTTTAGTAATTTTCCCGAAATACAATACACCTTAAACACTGGTAAGATAATTACTATAAAAGATTTCTTTAGAAAATCTATTATAGAAAGAGAATCAGTCAATAGTTATATCGAGTATGCAAAATATGAAATCTTAGATGGAGAAAGACCTGATGCAATAGCATCTAAACTCTATGGAGACTCACAATTACATTGGACATTTTTCTTAGTCAATGAATTGGAAAACTATTATGATTGGCATATGGACTCTGAAACATTTAACAATTACATAGAAGAAATGTTTCAGGGTCAATCACTTACTGCAACAGAAATATCTGATATCATAACATCTGATTCTAAATTTCTTGTTGGAGAAAGGATAACATCTAATACAGGTACTAGTGGTAATGTATTAGAAGTTGATGGTGCTGGGAAACGACTTACTGTCAGTGGTCTATTCTCAGCTGGAGATGTTGTAACAGGTTCTAGGAGTGGTAAGTCATTTACAGTTCAGTCTGTAGTAGACCATAAAGATGATGTTGCATATTATGAGAATGCAGACAGCATCAAAAGAAACTATGGTGGAAGTGGTTGGAATCAAGTTTCTCACTATGATGATGAGTGGGCAAAGAATGAATCAAGAAGAATAATAAAAATTATTAAACCCGAAAGGATTAAAAGAGTAGTATCAGAATTTGAACGTGTGATGTCATAATGAGTAATTTTCAATCAGGTGAATTTCAATTAGAATCTTTAACTATTGTAAACTCTGAAAAGGAGTCAGTAGACCTATCTACAGATTTAGCAATCAACCTTAGATTATATGAATCCATTTATAGTAAATTTATAACGGGTGATGTGTCTGTTTTAGACGGACTCAACTTATTAAAGAACTTTAAATTTACAGGTCAAGAAAGTTTAACAATTCGTATGAGACAGAAAGAAGGAGTTACAGACCTATCTTCAAATGAGTTTTCAATTGAGAAAACATTTAGAATTTATAAAGTTGTTAACATACAGAGACCATTGAATAATACACTAACATATCAATTAAAGTTCTGCGACCCAAGAATGTTTTCTGCAAGGACAACTAGAATAAGTCAAACTTTAAGGGGTTCTTATACTGATATGCTATATCAAGTATTACAAGACCCTAAAGGTGTTAATATCAAACCAAATGAAATTGAGTCATGGGAAGAGACAAGTCCCGACAAGATGCAATTCATTTGTCCTAATTGGTCAGTTGCAGAACTTACAGACCACATAGTATCAGAAGCATCTGTTGGTGGAGGAGAACAGTCATGGAAAAATGGTATGTTCTTCTTTCAGACAATCAACGGTGGATTTAGATTTACAAGTATAGACACAATGTTCTCAATGGAGTTCCCATTAGTATTCTCATACAAACCGAGAAATGCAAATATAGAAACTAAAGATTTAGATATTAATGATTACAGTGGTCTGAATACTGAAATCATGCATGTAGAAAAACCAGCTCAGTTTGATACACTTAGAGGTGTTATGAATGGTGCATATGCATCGTCAATGAAAGTATATGACCCTATAAGAAAACTAGAATCTGATATTGTATATGATATGGATGAAACATTTAAAAGAGGACAACATGTTTCAGGATTCCCTTTGATAAGAACAAACATTGAAGAGCAGACAAATACTGCAGATGTACTAAAAGATGATTTCACACCAGCAGATTCGAAAGAGTTTACAAACCATCTCTCAATGAATAAGGCATTTGAAAGTGTAGTGTATTATGACTATAGTAATGCACACGACTTTGATAATGCAAAAAACTTATCAGACAACGAAACATTTCAAGCAGATGTTATCAGAGATAATGCAGTACTAGAAAGGAAAGGTTTATTAGAAACACTACAACAACACCGTATTGTTGTTACCGTACCTTTAAGAACAGATTTGACAGTTGGTCAAATTATAAGGTTAAACATACCTGAACCCGAATCTCAACAATCTAAGCAATCAACAAAAGACAACCTAAATGATAATAGATATTTAATAATAGATTTATGTATCAATGCAGACCCTATTCATAATAGAGGTGTTTGTTATTTAGAATGTGTTAAAGAAAGTTATGCAATGGATATAGAAAGTGCAGAAGTGACAGAAACAATTCCTAGGAGTATATAATGAAAACCTTTTATGGTATAGTTGAAGATAGACAAGACCCTCTTAAGATTGGTAGAGTCAGAGTTCGTTGTCATGGTATCCATACTGCAAACAAACAACTTATTGCTACACCCGACCTTCCATGGGCTCAAGTGTTACTACCGACTACCTCTGCAGGGTTATCGGGTTTTGGGACACAACACGGACTTGTGGAAGGTTCTACAGTATTTGGTTTCTTTAGAGATGGAGATACGTGTCAACAACCAGTTATTATAGGGACAGCTGCAGGTATTCCACAAGCAGGTTATAAGGAAGGGGTCGATAAGAAACTTATAGAACGAAAAGTTAAGACAGGTTTTAATGACCCAAGAGAATTAACCGTTGCAGGTTATGAAGGAACACCTGATGGGCCGAATCCAAAACAAGATGCAAGAAGAGGGTTTGGGTTAACCACTGCACTAGACTCTGCACCAACTAAACCCGAAACACTTGAAATCAATTATGATGGCACAGGTTCTAAAACTACAAATCCAACAGTCACTGAACTTCCAAAGTATCCATTATACATAGAAGATTCAGACCTATCCAAGTTTGCAAGAGGTGAGGGTGATTACACTTCAAGAGACACTAGTGATGCAAATGGTATTCCATCAAAAGCAAAACCAGTTTATCCTTACAACAAAGTTTTAGAATCTGAATCAGGTCATGTATTAGAGATTGATGATACACTAGGTGTAGAAAGAATAGCAGTGGAACACCGTTCAGGAACCTTCCATGAAATTCATCCTGATGGAAGTCAGGTGACTAGAGTTGTAAATGATAATTACACTGTAGTGTGTAAAGATGACGAAGTGTATGTTGGTGGGAAAGTAAACATTACAGTTGGTGGAGATGCTAAGATTACAGTCGGTGGTAAAACTGATATTAAATCTACAGGAAACCTATCAGTCGTTGCACCACAAATAAGTTTAGATGGTACAGTTATTAAGTTGAACTCATAATGGCAACAACCCTACCTACAATACCAAATACATTTCCATGTCCCGATGGTACAGTTATTAATCTACCAACTAAGGCAGACTTAACAAATAGTATTGCAAAGATTGGAGACATACCCAGTCAACTAAAAGTATATCTTGTGACACATGCAGACGAAATAGAAGAAGATGCAAAAAAGGATATAGAAAAAGTTATCAAAGATGTAGAAGACTTTATGGATAAACTTGCAGACATATCGTCTCCTTATTGGGAGAAAGGAACAGTTCGTAATTGGGGCAAAGAAGCAAGAGAAGCTGTAGAAGAAATGCTACAGGAGTTTCACATCTATGTTCCAGTGAAGATTATGGAACTGATAGGTGATATAATTCCAGTATCTTTTGAGGTTAATATTTTAGGAATAGAAATAGATGTACTTAAAATCTTAACCAAAGAAGAACAAAAAGATATTAAAGACCAAATTAATGCTGAGATAGATAAGTTCTATGCACTCATTCCTGATGAGTATAAATGTTTTGATGGAGACTTTGGTATAGAGTGTGATGAGTGGAAAGCAAAAGTTACATGGAAGTATCTGAAAAGTGAAATCATGGATTGGGTGTCTAATTCTTTATTCAAGTTAGGAGAGAAACTCATAAAGAAATTCAAAGAGATATGGGATGCATTAGGTCTTCCAAGTATACCCGACATATTTGAGTTTGATTTAGGTGCAAAGATACAAGAATGGAAGACTCAAGCAGAAGCAAAGTATGGTAAAGGGTCTAAAGAATATAGAGAGTATATCAAAAAGAAACTTGAAAGTCTATCTATAGCAGGGTTTAGTCTCTCTGATATTACAGGTGGAGACATTGAGTTAAGTGTTCAATCTTTAGATGATAAGATTAACGAAATGATTTCAGACTTTAGAGATTTTAAAATCAACTGGAAGAAGAAACTGCTCTTAGAGTGGACAGAAATTGTAGAAAAGTTCTTTAAAGCAATAGGACTTGGTAAGATATTTGATTTTATCAATTTAACATTTTGTGATTTGTTAAAACTTATAGGTTTTCCTCAATCAATCGACATAACAGTTCCTAAGAGTGTATAAATAGTATTATGGCAATAGACGTAGTAAACAATGCAAAGGTAGTTGCAACCAAAAACAATTATAGAGACTTGGATTTACTCTTTAAAGCACATCCAATAACTGGAGATGTTACAACTAGAAGTGATGTCGAAGCAGTTAAGAGAGCAGTTAAGAATATCATATTAACAAACAACTATGAGAGACCATTCAAGCCAGGGTTTGGTGGTTCTATAAGAGATTTACTATTTGAATTGAACACTGCAAGAAAGATAAGAAAGGTTGAAAAAAGAATAGTAGATATGTTAGAAACATTTGAACCTAGAATCTCCAACATACAAGTAAGAGTCGGAGATACCGATACAAATGCAGTTAACATGCAAGTCTTTTACACTATTAAAAATACAGAAAGAAAACAAGAAGTAGATTTCAAAATAACAAGGGCAAGATAATGGCAATTAAGAGTTCACAAATAAACGTTACCGATTTAGATTTCGAAAGCATAGCAGATAATCTTAAATCCTATCTACAAGGACAAAACCATTTAAAGGATTATGACTTTGAAGGTTCAACCATGTCAGTATTAGTAGACCTTCTTGCATACTCATCACACATTGGTGCAATCAATACAAACATTGCAGGGTCAGAGTTGTTTTTAGACTCTGCACAAATGAGAAAGAATGTAGTATCTCGTGCAAAAGATTTAGGATTTGTTCCTGCATCTGAAAAGGCATCCAGTGCTACTATTGATGTTTCAATAAAAAATGTTAGAAATGCAGATGGAACTTACCCGACAGTTAGTGAAATGGCAATGACAAGAGGAACTAGACTCTCAACAGTATTTGATGGATTGACATATGAGTTCGTAGTTCCTAATACAGTAAATCCAACACAAAATGGAACAACATATACCTACTCTAGTGTTCCTATTATACAAGGAACATATGCAACAGACCAATTTGTGTTTGATGGACAAGTACCAAATCCAAAATTTGTATTATCAAATGAAAGAGTGGACAGAACACAACTCAATGTTTCTGTAAACTCTGCTGGAACAACAGACACTTATACACTTTCAACAGATGTGTCTAATATCACCACAACTTCTAAAGCATATTATGTACAGGAAAATGAAGAAGGATTTGTTGAAATCTATTTTGGAGATGGTGTGTTAGGTAAACAGTTGCTTGACGGTGATGTTATTACTGTTACTTATATCATAGTTGATGATATCCATTGTGATGGTTCAAAAGACTTTGTATTAGAAAGTTCTATTAATGGATATACCGACTCTACTATCACGACTACTGCAGTTTCCAATGGTGGTGCAGAGAAAGAAAGTATAGAGTCCATCAAATTTAAAGCAACAAAGTTTTACACTTCACAAAACAGACTGGTAACACTGAATGACTACAAAGCAAAGGTCAGTGAGTATTACCCGAACGCAGATGCAGTTGCAGTGTGGGGTGGTGAAGATAATAATCCACCCGAATATGGTAAAGTATTTCTTGCAATTAAACCGTTAAACTCTGATTACTTATCAGAGACAGAGAAGACTGCAATCAAAGGTAAATTAAATTCTCTCAATATGCTAACAGTGAGACCCGAGATTGTAGATGCAGAAATTGTTAAGGTTCTCATCTCAACAACATTTAAATATAATGCAAGAGCAACAACTCTTTCAGAAGGAGAGTTAGAAACCTTAGTAGAGTTGACAATCAATAATTTTGATAGAGATAATTTAACTAACTTTGATTCTATATTCAGACATTCAAATCTAATCAAAGCAATTGATGATGCAGAAAGTTCTATCCTTTCTAACACAACAAACATAAGATTGAAAAAGAGTTTAGCAACAAAGGTATCACAACTAATAGGATACTCATTAACAACTGGTAATGGATTATATAATCCAACTACTGGATACAACAAAGTAAATGGAGGGATAACTTCATCAACTGGATTCTATGTCCAAGGTGATGCAACCAACATTCAGTACTTTGATGATGATGGGTCAGGAAACTTGAGAAGGTTCTACCTATCAGGTGCAACAAGAATTTATACGGATAATTTTGCTGGTATAGTAAATTATTCAACAGGAGTTATATCAATCAATGCCATCAACATAACCTCAACAGTTAATGTAGATAGTACGATTGATTTCACCTTAATACCGAGCAGTAATGATGTTGTTGCGACAAGAGGAATCTTAATTGATATCTCTAGTTCTGATATCTCGGTTAAGGCAGAAGTAGACACCATCGCAAGTGGTGAAAGTAGTGCAGGTGTTGGATATTCTTCAACATCTACATCAACATATTAATTTATGTATAACGTGGTCTAAGACTGTAGGTTCAGTGCTTAGAGTAGCATTCCATTAACTTGGTTTTTATAGGAGTAAACTAAAATGGCAGATAAAAAAATAAGTGCATTAACACAGGTAAATGATTCAGATATCGGTGCAGATGACCTTCTACATATTGTAGACAACCCAGGCGGAACACCCGTCAACAAGAAAATGACTATCGGTCAAATGTTTGAAAACATCCCAACTCACTTAGCAGTTGACGATATCACAACATTGACTGCAACTGCAAGTAACCTTGCAAGTTCTTTTGCAACTGCAATCGACCTTTCAGGTGCATCAGCAGATGTCGCTTTCACATTAGACAACGGAACAGACGTTGGTCAGTTAAAAGTAATTTATGCTTCAACTGAACCTGCATCATCATTCGTTGCAAACATAACTGTAACTTCATGGGGTACAAGTGCGACTGGTTCAAACCAAATCGTTCTTTCAACTCTTGGTGAAGCAGTTATTTGTTTTTGGTCAGGAACTGCATGGTTTGTAATTGCAGATTCAGGATTAACAGCATCAAGACCTGCAATAACATAAGGATAATAACTAGTGTCTAAGAATCATACTTTAAAGGAAAGACTTTCATACAGACTTCCTTCATTACTTCCCGAGTACTTGAAGTCAGAAGCACCTGCGTTTGAATCATTTCTTAAATCGTATTTTGAGTTCTTAGAAGCAGAAGTATTAACCTTAACAACACAGGGCGATTTAGATGGTATCGCAAACGAAGACGGTACAGGTTCTATTTTTTTAGAATCTGCCACCGTCTCACCATCTCCCGATAAAGACACCTCAAAAATTCTTTTTGAACAGACTGCAACAAATGTAAATGCAAATGCAGACCCCTTTAGTATTGGGGAGTATGTTGTTGGTTCAAAAAGTAAATCAGTTGCAAAGATAGAAGTTATTAATAATAATGTACTTTATCTAAAATCAGTTTCAGGAAATGGTTTCTCAAAAGGAGAAACGGTCACTGGAAGAGATTCTAATCAAACAGGAACAGTTGGTTCTTATAAAGAGAACTCTATACTTGCAAACAACAGATTATTAGACTATTCAGATATTGATGAAACAACAGAAGAGTTTTTACAGTATTTCCAAAAAGACTTTATGCCATCGATTGACCTTGCAACTTTGCAGAACAGTCGTTTAACAATTAAAAACATAACAGACCTTTATAAGAAGAAAGGTACTGGAGAGTCATTACAATTCTTAATGAGACTCTTGTATGCACAAGACGCTGAAATAAGATACCCAATCAATGAGACGATTCATGTAAGTGAGTCAGGTTATTCTCAACAAAGAAGAATGAGATTAACAATGACTTCAGGTATTCCTGAAGCAAACGATAAGATAACACAATATGCAATTGATGGTAAAACCATTACTGCACAAGCAATTATTGAAAATGTGTATACTGATAATTCAGAAACAGGATTATACTCATTAGAAATAATGAACAATCATGTAGGAGAATTTACTAAAGGTTCTAGTGTCACTATTCTAGACAGAGATGGAATAACAGCACTTACTGCAACAGTCAATGGTATCATATCTGATATTACAGTTGGGTCTTCTACTTATGTTGCACATAATGATGATGGAGATATTCTATTAGAAGATGGATATGGATTATTATATGAAACAAAACTAAAACCTTTTGGTTCATTATATACACTAAACGATAAGATAAACATTGTTGGTGGTAAAGCAGATACAGATACTACAGAATGTCTATCAGTTGTTAATGGTTTACATGAGGGTGGAATTACAGAAATCCTGATTGAAACTTCAGGTGATGATTATTCTGCAGGAGATTTAATAATCTTTGAAGGTGGACAAGGTTTTGGTGGAGAGGCAATCATAGGTTCAATCAATGATACTATTCTACTTGAACAAGGAACTAAAGACCAAAACAAACCAGCAGTCACCGAATGGGAATTTACTGCAACTTCAGGCCAAACAGTATTTGGAGGGCCAGGGTCAGTTGACGATAAAGGAGACTTAGTATTCTTCAACGACAGTGCAATACAAGTGTTTGTAGATGGTTTAGAGATGACTAGAACTACAGAGTTCACATCTAAAAATGACAGAGTGACTTTAGTGTCTGGCCTAAATGCAGGTCAAGTACTAAACATATACACCGAGTTTAATAACATAGTGTATGAAGATGGTAGTATTATCAATCATGAAACTGCAACAGGTGAAATTAAGAGTATTAAAATTACTTCAGGTGGTCAATACACTTCAATACCTAAAGTATTTCCAGGCGGATACATTTACTTCAATGACTTATCAGGATTCTTAGTTGGAGAGAGTGTGACTGGTGGAACTTCAGGTGCTACTGGTATTATTTCTAGTATTGATACAAAAAATAGAAGACTAGTAGTTAAAAGACTACCAACAGATACTGGTGCATTCCAAAACTTAGAATTGATTACAGGTGGAAGCTCAGCGACAGCGAGAAACAACACACAAGTAAATATAACAAGTGGTTCGGGTGCATTGATGTATGCATTCTCAGATACTATTGGTGGTATTTCTTCTATCAATATACAAGACCAAGGTAATATGTTTGATGCAGATGGAGTTGTATCAACAACATCACATCATCCAATGGTTATTAGTACACCTAGTGCAACACTTACACGAGATTTAACATTAACAGGAGTTCTATCAGGGTCTACAGCAAAGGTTGTTTCATATGATATTGATAGACACATCTTAACATACACATCTTTAGTTGGTGATTTTTTTGAAAACGAAGTTGTCACGTATAATGCCAGTGATTCATTCAAAGTATTGAAGAGCAATAAGTTTGATGGACGAGGACTATTTAATGGTGAGGGTATAATCGAAGAACAGATGGTTGGAGATTATGGTACAATTGATGCAAGTGCATCAAGAGTTCAAGATGGTAAATTCTATCAGACCCATTCATATGTTGTCAAGGTCGGTGAATCAATTAACAAGTGGAGAGGTATCGTTAAAGATTTACTTCACCCTGCAGGACACATCTTCTTTGGTGAGGTTGCAATCAAAAATACAATTGATACAACTGTAGAAGACCAAGTTAGATTTAGACCAACAGTTATTATTCCGACTAATGCTGTATTAGGTGTCCCAACTCCATTCACAAACTCTATGAGAGAAATAGAGATTTACACACTATCTTCTGAAATAGACCCAGTCACAATTGCAGAACTAAAAGATGCAGGTATTCCAAGTATAGGAACAGACCCAAGAACAGGTGGTTCAATAACAGAACCTTATACTGAATATGGAGACTCATCTCATAGAAACAGACATATCAATATTAATATCATCCAATCTCATGCACTTGGAACAACACAAGTTGGTCTACACTCACATGATGGCATCCCTACAGTTCTTTCATTAGACTCTGCAGATAATGGTTATCTAGTTAGAAGTACAGAAAGAAGACCTGCAGATAAAGGTAAAATATTTCAATTATGGGAAGCAGGAGAAGAAACACTTCTTATGGAAGATGGTTCATTGATAGAATTGGAAGATACTCCAAACTATTTAAAGTTTGAACCTAGATTAACTGAAAATGTGTACTTCCAAGGAACTGAAGGTGAGAGAATCATTACAGAAGACGGATTGGATATAATTAATTTAGAAGATGCAAGTGTTCCTGTTCACCATGTGGGTTATTTTGTTTCAGAAAGAAACCTACAAATTGATGGTGGCATATACTTTGAAGATGGAGATAGAATTATAGGTGAAGATTCAACTGCATTTATGCAAGAGGGATTATCAGAAAGTGGTATCTCGTCTTTTGTACCTCTCGGCTCAACTTATAGAACCCTAAATACAATTACAGGACAACAAGTCTATGATATATCATATTATCTTAAAGATGAGACTGATGCAGATGACTTATTATTAGAAGATGGAACTGGAAGTATGCTAAGTGAAGAATCAAATCCCGAGGGACTACGAATTTCAGACTTAGACACCTATTTCCCAAATCATTACATGAGTGAGTTCGACTCTCATGCAAGAAAAAGAACAAATATAACATTTAGTGCATATATAAAGTCTGCATAGTGTTATAAATAGTATTACAAATAATCGTAGGAGATTAAAATGGCAGCAATTATTACCGAAAAGTTTAGAATACATAATGCTAAACAATTCAAAGAAGACTTTGGAGAGAGTGCCTCTTCATCATATATATTCATAGGTCGTCCATACCCATGGGCAGATGACACATCCCCACCTTCACCTGCAAATGCAGTTGGAGAAGAAATAGATTCATATTCTGATATGTTAGCATTGAAGAAAGTTGGTTCTTCAGATGTATCTCACGGGTTAACAAGATATGATTATGACATAACAGGAAGTACTAAGTATGATGAGTATGCACATGACTATAGTGCAAGTAATACTTCTCCTGCAACATCATCAAACAATCTTTACGATTCAAGATTTTTTGTAATAACAGACGAGTATCATGTATACAAGTGTATCAGAACTGGAAGAAATTCTTCAGGTGTTGTTGTTAACTCAACAGTTCAACCAACTGGAACTTCTGCAACTGCATTAGTAGAGACTTCAGATACAGATGCAGCTACAGGACGTGGTTATATTTGGAAATATATGTATACTGTTTCTGCTTCAGAAACAATCAAATTTGTAACAAACGACTTTATACCAGTTAAAACAATTGGTGCTCAAACAGAAATTGATGGTACTTCGGGTGCATTAGGAACTGCTGCTTCTGATGACGGAACATCACAATGGGATGTTGAGAACTCTGCAGTGGACGGAGGACTTCACCATGTAGTAGTGACAGCAGGTGGTTCAGGTTATACAGATGGAACATATACTTCAGTTGCAATAGACGGAGATGGTTCAGGTGGTGTATGTACAGTGGTTGTAGCTTCGGGTGCAATTTCATATGTAAACATAACTACTGCAGGAACTGGATATAAACGTGCATCAATTGACATCGCAAACATATCAGGTATTGGTTCAGGTAGTGGTGGGGTTGCAAAACCTATTATATCACCATTAATCGGACACGGTGCAGACCCAATCCAAGAACTTGGTGGAAACTATGTAATCGTTAACTCTAGATTAGAGTTCGGTGAAGGTTCAGGCGATTTCCCAACAGACAATGATTTCAGAAGAATCGGACTTTTACAAGACCCATTCAATGTTGGTACAACAACTGTATCAACATCTCCAACATTAGCTGCATACCATAAAATGACACTTTCAAGTGTTGTTGGTCTTAGTGTTGATGACATTATTTTAAATGCAAATTCAGATGGAAGTGGAGTTGCAGTATCAAGAGTTATCTCAATTACTGGTAATGTCGTATCCCATATTCCTCAAGCAAATAGTGAGGGTGGATATGTAAACTTTGTCAGTTCAAATACTGTATATGTTGGTGGTACTACAATAGGAACTATCTCAGCAGTTGATGCTACTTTCCCTGAAGTTGAAAAATACTCAGGTCAAGTGATGTATGTTGAGAATAGAGGTGCAGTGACAAGAGCTGCAGACCAAATAGAAGATATTAAATTAATTATTGAAATGTAATCATGAGGGGTCATCCCCTCTACATTCAATATTATAAACAAGTTAGGAAACTATGGCTGAAAAAACTGATTTAAATGTATCCCCATATTACGATGATTATAGTGAAGATAAAAATTTTCACAAAGTATTATATCGTGCAGGTAGGGCTCTACAATCTAGAGAATTAATCCAATCACAATCTATACTACAAAATCAGATTGAAAGATTTGGTGGTCATATGTTTAAAGAGGGTTCTATTGTTCAAGGAGCTCAGACTGATGTTAACATGGAACTATACTATGTTAAAGTTAATTCTGCAAATCCAAATGCACTAGGTGATACAAATGTAGAAACTTACAGACAATCATTCCATGGAAAGTTTCTTAAAGGTAAAACAACAGGAGTTGTTGCAAAGGTTATAACTTCATCTGCAGAAACTACAGATGATTCTTTAACACTATTTGTTAAATACCAATCACAAGGAACAGATACATCAAACTCATTTACATTCAGTTCTGCAGAAGAGTTGCAAGAAGTGACCGTAGATGGAGATGGTGTTGTTGCACTTAATACAACCAACTATAATGAGTTCACAGTTGGAACAGAAACAACAATCAATAGTGTTAACGGATTAGCATCTATTGCAAATATATCAGAAGGTGTTATCTTTATAAGAGGATTCTTTATTAAGGTTCCTGCACAAGAGTTAATACTAGAAAAGTATAGTGGAACACCTTCGTATAGAGTTGGATTAACTATTGTTGAATCTTCAGTTGATTCAGCAACAGATTCTTCGTTGAATGATAATGCAACAGGAACTACTAATGAAAATGCGCCAGGTGCTGATAGATTATCAATTGCATTAACATTAAGTAAGTATGCACTTACTACTACTGATGACTCAGACTTTGTTGAAACAATGAGAGTTAATAATGGTATTATTGAATTAGAAGTCAATAGACCAATGTACAATGAAATAGAGAACACACTTGCTAGACGAACATTTGATGCAAACGGTGATTTTGTTGTAAACCAATTTACACATAGTTTAAGAGAACATTTAGACGATAGTACCAATAGAGGTTTCTATGCATCTGCCCAAGGTGGAGATGAGAGTCAATTTGTAATGCAAGTATCGCCAGGCAAAGCATATGTTAAAGGTTATGAGATTGATAAAGTTGGAACTACAACAATACCTTTCTCAAAAGCAAGAACTACAGTTTCTTTAGATAATGCAAATACACCTATTAGATTAGGAAATAAATTAAAAGTTAAGAACATCCATTCATTACCCGAGTTTGGTAATGAAGCAGGAGACGATGCAATGTCTCCATTTGCACCATGTGAATTATGGAATACATCTATATCTTCAGCAGGTACAAAACCAACAACATTCCAAATTGGAACTGCAAGAGTAAGAAACATTGATTTGGACACTGGTTCAGATTCAAGTGATGTGTACACAAATGCATCTGTATTTAACTTGTATATGTTTGATATTAAGATGTTCACTAGAATTAGTGGTACACTAAGTGGAACATTTACTACAGGAGATAGAGTTGTCTCTAACAGTGGTGCAGTTGCAATCGTATCACATACGGATGGTGCTGAATTGTTTGTACATGATGTTGTAGGAACATTTGCAATTGGAAATTCAATTACAACAGAAGGTGTCACTTCAGGTACAACAACAGTGACTGCAGTTAGGTCTTACAATGTTGACCGTGCAAGGTCAATTACACAAAC